ACAAAACGGGCAAAATCAGGAACAACAGCAAGCACCTGATAAGTACGATTTTACGGAAGTATTTAACAGCGTATTTGGAGAGGGCGAACAAGTTGACATTGACCAAGCCACGATGGATCAGTTTACCAAAGAACTAAAAGGGTTAAATGCAACGCAAGAACAAGCTAACACTATAACAAAGCTAGGAATGGAGCATACTTTAAATGCAATACAAGCCACTGTACAAGCCGTTCACCAAGCGTATCAACAACAAATTACAGATTGGGGGAATGAATCAAGAAAAGAATTAGGGGCAGAATTTAATGACAAAGTAGCACAAGCAAGCGTGACTCGGAACTACTTAAACAAAATTATCCCAAACTTTACGGAAATGCTAAACCAGACGGGAGCAGGCAACCACATTGCAATGATTAAAGCATTGGCGGAGTTATCAAAGTTTTTGAAAGAAGACTCAGCAGTAGGAACGGGAACGGGGGCAAGTATGGCAAACAACATTTATTCAAACACAGATTTCAGTAAATACTAAAAGGGGGAATATGAATGAGTGAAGCTTTAACGTTTAGCGATTTGCGTAAACGATTGGGTGCAGATAATAAAGTCGATTGGATTATGGAAGTGTTGGCGGAATCTAATCCAATTATGGACGACATTAAATGGGCAGAGGGGAATTTGCCAACGGGGAATCAGACAACTGTTCGTACAAGCTATCCGCATCCACAATTAAGACGTATCAACAGAGGTGTAAAGGCAAGTAAATCAACGACACGTCAAGTTGTCGATACATGTTGTTTGATGGAGGCTTATAGTGAAGTTGACGTAAGACTTGTACAGTTAGCACCCGACAAAGAGGGATTACGCCGTTCGGAAGACACAGCCTTTTTGCAAGGGTTTACGCAAGACTTATCTAAGTATTTATTTTACGGTGATACCGTTAAAAATCCTGATGAATTTAACGGACTTGCCATTCGCTATAACAGTTTTGATGGTGACCGTGGCGACACGGGGTATCAATGCATTAATGCAGGTGGTACAAGTGACGGCAAACAATCAAGCGTTTATATCGTAGATTGGGGCGATCAAGGTGTATCAGGCATTTATCCAAAAGGGAGCAAAGCGGGATTAAATGTAGAGGACAAAGGCGAACAAATCACGTTAGATGAAAATGGTGGTAAATATCGTGCATTGGTAACGTGGTTCAGTTGGGACGCAGGACTGGCAGTAAAGAATGTACGTAAAGTAGCATGTGTACGGAACGTCGAAATTGGAACGGCTGCAAATAAATCAAAAGCAAGACGAGATTTATTAGAAAAAATCATTATTGCTAAAAACCGTATTGTCAATCCAACAAAACCAATTGCTTATGTAAATAACGATGTATACACGGAAATTGAACTCATGTTAAGTGATAAAGACAACATCTATGTAACACGTCAAGATTTACAGAGCGGAATGCCTAAATTGTACGTTCAAGGTATTCAAGTAAAAAAATGTGACGCATTACTCAATACAGAATCGGTGATTAAATAATAAGGGGGGAACAATATGGTTATTGATGGTGAAAATACGTTCTTTTGGAATGAATCGTTAAGCTCGACAGCAAAAACAAGCAAACCATTTAAAACGGGACGAGGGGACGCAACGAAACCGTTGTTCTTTGTTGCAAATGCACAAGGTGCAAGTGCAGATATGACAATCACTATAGAAACGGCAAAAAACGAAGCCTTTACAACTCCTGTTACCGTTGGCACATATACCATTAAAAAAGGCAAATTATTGGTAACTCCATTGCCGTATGGTGACTTAGGATATTTACGAGCAAAGACGGGAACGGAATCGTCAACTGGTAAAATTAGTGCGTATCTTACTATGGACGCAGAGTTGCATTGATGGACGGTATTCCATTTAAAAACATACGAACAGGGCGACAGTTAAAAGACTTGCACGCTAATGAGTTACGGTTAAAGCTTATAAATGCAGGTGTCCCCTATTCGGATACAGCAAGTAAACAAGAATTAATAAAGCAAATAAAAAAATACGGACTATAAAAAAGAAAGGGGATTGTAATTGAAATGTAATTACAATCTCTTTTTTTAGAAAGGAGCATATAAAATGGCGGACGAAGTAAACAGAAACGGACATCAAACAGAAACGGGTCTATGTAATATGGCACTATCTTATTTAGGTAAAGGACACATCAGTAATATTGATGAAGTAAATCAAAACGCAAGAACATGCAAGTTGTTTTATGACATAACAAGACAAGAAGTATTACGAACGTTTCCGTGGAATTTTGCACATCGAATAGAACGATTAAACGAGGTATCAGATACAGACAAAAGGCAAGCGGTATCAAAATTTAGCGAATATTATATTTATCCCAATAAATGCATAAATTTAATAGCCGTTACAACGCAAGGAGATGACACGCAACGGGCGGAATTTGATGTACTTGTTATAAACGGGATAAAGGTGATTGCAACGGATGTTTCTAATGCTTATGTAGAATACATATACGATGAAATCAATCCCAATATGTACGATTCATTGTTTATTACTGCATTTACACATTTATTGGCAAGTAAGATAGCCGTACAACTAACGGGAATGCCACCATTAGAACAAGCACAATTACAAGCTTATATGCAAGCGGTGCAATTGGCACATCTACATGATTCAAGAGAACGTAGGTTTAATACAAACTGGAAAGGGAGTTATTTACAAGCACGCAGGGGGTAATTATGCAAAACATATATATCACGCAAAATTCATTTACCACGGGGGTAATTAGTCCAGAGGTAGCAGAGCGGACAGACCTGGATAAATATAAAACATCGTTGCTAATGGCTAAAAATATGACTATTTCACCATATGGGAGTTGTTCAAGACGGGGAGGAAGTCAATATATAGGCAACGTAAAAAATGACGATGTAGACGCAATTATAACGCCTTTTGTTGATACGGCGGAAAAGTCTTACTTGTTAGAAGTAGGGAAACAGTATATACGAGTATGGAATGATGACCAATTGGAAACGGAGATTGAAACACCATTTTTAGAACCAAGAAAGTTAAACTTCACGCAATCGGGCGACATCTTGTATATTTGTTCGGGGGATTATCCTGTAAAGGAATTAAGACACACGAATACATGGACGTTAGTTGATATGGATATTACCGAACCTTACTTTGAATACAATGAACAGTTATCAGTAACATCAGTGGATAAGCTTATAACACAAGGGGAAGAGATTGAGTATAAAAATGCGGGGAATTATACCTTTGTCCCAACGGAAACGGGGAAATATTTAGTAACGGTCATTGGAGCAGGCGGTGGATTAGACGGAACGTGTCTTAACCGAAATAGTTCTTCTTTTTCTGTTCCTAAACAACCAATATCTGATGGACAAATAAAGAAAAAAGAAGTCACACTCATTGCAGGGAAATCGTATAAAGTGGTTGTCGGGGAAAGGGGGGAATTTGGGCGTGGTGCTTATAAGGTCAAAAATGATCACATCGTGGATTATGATAAAATGCACGGGAAAAGCGGTGGTGACTCTAGTTTTCGTATAAGCGAAAAAGAAGAGATATGTGCTATAGGTGGTAATCAGTATAACGCCTATCCTGTATATAGATATACATTAAATAAAATACTAAATTTAACTATATTAAAACAAGAGGATATAGAGTGGATACATAACAAGAAAGTGCCTATGTATCATCTAAAGGACACCTATGGCATGAGTGGCAAATATAAGCTAGTGGGGACAGATAGCTATGCGTTATATAGCCCAAGCGGTGGGTATGTATCCATTAAACAGGTAAAGCAAAGCAAGTCGATTGACGGGACAGAAGACAAGTTAATTATTAGGGATACGATAAAGAACGAAACGCCAATATTTAATAAAAAGTTGTGCGGAGCGTTGATGAAGATAACACAAACCGTACCAAGCAAAAGCATAAAACAAAGCTATGGAACAGAACCACAAGATAGCATTTTAACCAGTTCTTTGTATGTCGGAGAAAAGTGGAAGCTAATTATAGGCGGGTTACATAAATCAGACCTAACGTTAGAACGTTCATATGACAAGGTACATTGGGAAGAATATCGGCGGTACATTAGCAATGAAGACCAAAATTTTGTTGAATCGGGGAGCGAAAAAGAACCTTGCTATTTGCGAGTGGTAGGAAGTAAACAGGCATCTAGCGAAAATGCAAAGAACGGGAATTTAACGATTGTTTTAACTGCAATGTCATATGTAAACGAGGGAGAAATAAAGATAACGGAAGTACTATCGGACAAAGAAGTAAAGTATCAAATAAAAAAGAAGATATTTAAGGGGATTGATTCAGATTTATACGCATTCTCAAGTTGGAATGATTTATATGGATATCCTAAAGTGGCATGCTTTTTCCAAGACAGATTAGTATTCGCCAATACTAAAAAGAACCCTTATTCGCTATGGTTTAGCCGTACAGGGGATTATTATAACTTTTCTACGGAACGGGCAGACGGAACACTCACAGAAGATAGTGCAATTAAAATAGATCTAGTGGTACGCAATCTATATGAAATACGACACCTGTTACCATCAAATGATTTAGTAGTTTTAACTAGTGGCAATGAGTGGATAATAAGTGGAGATACACCAATTACGCCGTCTAAATGTACACCAAGAGTACAAACCATGAGAGGAAGCTCATTATGTCAGCCGTGGCACATAGGAAATCGAATTATATACGTACAACGGGACGGGGGAACAATACGAGATTTAGGTTATCAATACGAATCAGACAATTACAACGGGGATGAATTAAATTTATTCGCTAGTCATTTAACCAAGAATAGACAGATGGTATCATCAACGTATTGCCAAAATCCATATAGTACCTTGTATTTTGTGAGAGATGATGGTGAAATTGTATGCTTAGTGTATATCAAAGAGCAGAATGTTTGTGCATGGAGTGAATGGGAAACAGCAGGCTACGGGAAATATAAAGATATATGCACCATAACCAACAACGGGATAGATTATATATACTTGCTTGTACAACGAATGGACGTACTAAACCAAAACACGAAAATGTACATCGAAAAGATAAATCCATTGTTGAGTAATAACGAGAATGTATATTTAGATTGTTGGGAAAAGTTTATTGTCAATAGCGAGCCAAACGGAACGACAAAATTAACGTTAAAGGCAAACAAAAATGAAAAGGTTGTTGCTATTGGCAGAGATGAAACAAATGGATTTATAAGAAAAACAGAGGTTGTATTTAAGGGACTTGTAAACCTTGACGGAACAATTGAAACAGAGCAAAGGCAAGAGGGGCAGGATACACTCATTGTCGGTATCCCGTATACATCAATGATTGTTTTCCCTAACCTTGAGTTGGCTTCACAAGAATTAGCACTAAGGGGAAAGCCGTATAAAGTAACACAAGTGTTTTTATCCCTATATCAATCATACGGAGGGGAAATAGGGTTTGGGCATAACAATAAATATCGAGACACTATAAAGTATGAGTTTTACACAAATGACGACTATCATAACCACGGGGAACATATTATGAGTTGGGATATATATCAACAATTACCAACGGGGGATATGGGAATTAACAGTAAAAACAAAATTATAATTGTAACAGATGATCCGTATCCATTTACGGTAAAATCAATTACAAAAGAAATCGTTATAGGTAGTGGAATGGTACGGACGTATAACGGGGGTGGGATACTAACATGAGATTACTATTAAAACCGTATAAAAGAGAATATTATTGGGACTATTTTTTCATAAAGGAAAATTTAAGGGAAATAGATAAAAAAGAAGTGCTTTTAAGCGGGACAAATATGGAAGAATGGATAGGGGATAAAAACCAAAAAGAAGTATATATTGGGTATGTAGACGAGAACCAATGCTTAGAACCAGTATTAATATACGGCGTATATTCTATTAACCATGAATGGGGAAATGTGATATGGTGCATTGGCACAGACGGTATAAAAAAATGTGCAAGAGATTTTATTGTAAAGTCAAAAGAGCAAATAGACAAATGGAAAAAAGAATATGGTAGCATGTGGAATTATGTATTAACAGAGAATACCAAAAGTATAAAATGGCTAACTCACATGGGAGCAAGTTGGGGTGAACCACTAGTAGTAAACGGGAATGAGTGGGTATTTTTTCAAATAAAGGGGGAATAATTATGTGTGCGTCACCATGGTTAATGGCATTAACGGCATTGCGAGGAATAAACGAATACAAACAGCAACAACAGCAATACAATGCACAATTACAGATATATAAAACACAAGCAGATGTAGCGGAACAAAACGCTAGAATTAGTCAAAAAAGGCAAGAACAAATAGCGGAACAGCATGCATATGAACAGAAAAGAATAAACGATAAGATGAGATTAACGGCAGGGCATATAGCAAATGAAAGCGGAGCAAGCGGATTGACGTTAAGCGGATCACCTATGGACGCTTTATTGGCTAGTTATGGAGCATGGCAACAAGATAGTGACATGAATTTATATAATCAGCGTAATAACATATGGACGGAACAGCAAAACGAACGTAATTATAGAAACCAAGCTACAAATTCACGAATGGCATACTATAACATACGGAATCAAAAACGTAATAATTTATGGAGTACCATTTTAGGGACGGGACTTTCATTGTACGGTATCAATCGTAGATACGGCGGATATACACCGCCAAAAGAATATATAAATGTTCCTAAGTTGTATCAATCGTTTGGCGACAATGGGATAATGAACGGATTAGAGTGGCACTGGGGGCAAGGATACAAACCATTAGGGTCAAATGCATTGTGGAGAAAACGGTGGTAAAAGGGGGACGCTAATATGAAAATAACAACTTATGAACCGTCATTAACTCCTAATACGTTAAATGGGGAAGTAAGAGGGAATACAGATATTAACGTAGTCGGGGGAATGACAGCAGGCAACCAAGCGACTGGAACGCTATTAGACGAGGCAAGTAAGCAATTACAGCTATATATGGACGGGCAAATTAAAACAAGTATTATTGACGCTAAAAACCAATATGAACAGGATATGACAGACTTGTTACATAATCCCACTACTGGATTGTTAAACCGTCAAGATATTAATGCACTAGAAATAACTCAACAGTATAAAAATGCAGAAGAAAAAATCAGACGTAGTGCAATGTCGAAGTTGCCAAAATATAACCAAGCTAAAATGGCGTTTTTAGATATTGCCAACGGGATTAATACGAGAACGGTAGGAACGGTCATGGAGTATCAGTATAACAAGGACATGGAGCATAGAAAAAACACCATGCAAATTGCACTTGATAACGATGTGAATAACATTGTTGTAAATAAGAATTGGTACGACATACAAAAGGCGTTTATACGCAATCAAGCAACGGCACACACATTGTTTGATAATGTATACGGTGATGATGTGATAAATGCACAAGTAAAGGCGAAAAATACAAATGCGATGAAAACCGTATTACAGAATTTAATGTCAAGCGGAAATGACGATGATTTTAACACGGGACTACAATTGCTAGATACATCTTCACCGTTTATTAACATGCAAGATATGGCGGATATTAGACAAGGACTACTCACAAGGCAACACGAAAACTTTAAAACGCAACTAGCAAAAGAGGCTTTTGATAAATTCCCGGATAATCCACTTGAAAGAAAGAAGTGGATACAAGAGCATAGCACGAGAACCATATTATCTGGTGGAGCAAACACGGGTAATGTTATCCATAATTATATTGTCAATTCAGCCAAAGAATACGGAATAGATCCACAAATTGCAGGAGCATTGTTCTCAGTGGAAACGGGAGGAGGTAATCCCGACTATATCTATAATGCAAATCACGGCGGATACGGGCAAATCACAGATGGAACGGCAAGAGATATGAATATTGATAAGTTGTTTCCTAATTGGCGAACAGACCCTCAAATGGGGATAAAAGCAAGTATGTATGTCTTAAAAAAGAAAATAGAACAAAACGGCGGAGATGTACAAAAAGGCGTATATGCTTATAACGGTGGCGGAGATAGCCAATACATGAGAAAAATAAGAACGGCATATGATTATATCAAAAAGAACAACTATTTCACCGATGGGAATAGTGGTACGGGATATGAACGCAATCTTATCGAGGGGTTTAATAAAACATCGAAGATACCTCAAAATGGTAGAGTTGGTTGTGCGGAAGTTGCATTAGCGGTATCTTCATGGGCAAACCCAGTAGCAGCCGACGCATACAAAAAAGGCTTTTTCAATGTAAGAGAAATGACTAAATACCTACAACAATGTGATATTAAAGAAAGCCGTTTTAATCCCGATGATTTAAGACTGGGGGACTTAATTATTTATCAAAATAGCAATAGAGATTATGCACATGTAGTTGTATATGACGGTAAAGGCGGATATTACGGCAATTCATCATCAGCGAACAACAATCAAGGGGGAAAAATACACGGCAATAGTATTTATATAAACGGATTAACACCAACGCATATTTTGCATATGGGAGCGGGCAATGTAAAGGGAATGCAGACAAGGGTAGAATCTGTATTAAACGATGAGGAAATAGAACAAGTGTATAACATGTCAAATGGGTACGCAAGACAACAAGAATACGCCCAAAACGTGTCAGATAACAACCTTTTTGAGGCAGGTACAACGGAGATGGATAGACTGCATAAGAACGGCATTACAACACCTGAAACATATCATGCAATTACCGAAAAATACGGCACAAATGCAAGAGTATATTCAAGACTGTTATCAGTAGAACGGATGTATTCTGTACCAGTAAAAGAAGAAACAAGCGGTGGCGGTAGTGGCGGTAGACGTAGTGGTGGTAGTGGCGGTAGCGGTGGATATGGCGGTTATGGCGGACGGAAGTTAAGAGGGGACGACATGACCATCTTAAAATCACAAATAGGATATTCATTTACAAGCCTTAATGACGTGTTTGATTATTGCCAAAAACACGGATTATCTTTATCACCATCACAACAGAATGACTTAGCAAAGACCATGGGAAGATATTTACGGGGAGAGCGTGAATATGCACCAGAATATAAAATAGACGCAAAAAAAATAGCAAAAGAGATGGGCAAAAATCCAAACAATATAAATATTCCCGTGGTTGAACAGCTAACAAGGCAAAAGGCACTTGATTTTGAAAGACAATATGGACGGTTGCCGACATATAACGAGTTAAAAGGACTTTGTCAATCTTCACTGATTACAGATATAAACGGGTACACACAAACAGATTTACGTTCAGATGGGTTTAATAGCGTCGATCCAATCCCTAATACTAATTATTCAAGAGTGTACACAACGAGTGGACGAAACCTAACTATTTACAACGGGACAATTGATAAGATTAAACGAGGGGAAGAATTCTTGATAAATATAGAACATCACAAAGAAATCATACCTGTTACACATAAACCGAAAAAGAAAGAAACGACATGGGAAAAAATAAAACGTTTTTTTAGATAATAGGGGGATATGTATGAAATTAGATATTACAAACTACAATAAAGGCTCATTGTTTGGCAATTTACCAACATTAAATAATTTTATGTATGATAAAAACAAACTAGCCAATATAAGCAAAGAAGTGGAACGTCAACAGCAAGCCAAAGAACAAGCGGTCACACAAGCATTGGAAACTAGACAGATACATGTGCGTCCACAACCAATATATGATCCTAATCCTAAAATATGGGGAAATATTCACGATGTCGACAATCCCAATACAGCGAATGCAATTTACCGTAATTTGTTCGTGAATAACACCAATCCTACACAAGCGAATACATACGCACCTACACTCGGAGTATCCCCTCAGTTTTTAATGGATAATCCAAGCTATATGAGTATGGCAAAAGATAAATATGACTTAACAAAGAAGTGGAGTTTTTTACCGTCTAGCGTTCCTTATGGGGGAGCAGAATTAGACGAAGAATATCCTGAACTTGCTACATATAGAAAACAAAATAGCGTCGGGGCAACGATTGCACTACAAAATTATAAAGATGTACATGGAACAAGAGGAATATTCGCAAAATTAGCCGATGGATTGCGGAACACAGGCAAGTTGTTTGAAAGTGCATTTTTGTCGGGCGTAAATACAATAAACAAAACGGACGCTACACTTAACCTCATGAAGAACAATACACGGGAAAACTATAATAAAGTCGTTTCGTTGGATAAAAAAGCTCAAGAGTATCAGTCGGCAAGACCTCATTCATTCGGCGGACAAGCGGTATATGACACCGTACAACAGCTTACTATGTACGGACTACAAACCATGAAAGCGAGCAGACAAGCGATACAAGGTGCAAGTTTAGGTATGACAACGGTAGCACCGTTTGCGTTGGCATTAGCCCCTGAAACATTAGGAATGGGGACATTGGCAGCATTGGCAGCAGGAGCAACAACGGGAGCGAATGTTGGCTTTAAGATGGGCATGTTTAAAGCCTTTTCCGACCAAGCAACCGCCGACAGATACTGGAATATGTATAACAAAAAAGGTAGGAACGGTAATCCGCTATATTCTCAGAAGAATATGCAAATAGACAGTAACGCCGTAGGGTTAATTTCAGGGGGAATCAATACAGGACTGTTCTTTTTGGCTGTTAAGCCGATTGCAAGTGTGTTTGGAACGAACGCCGTAGCAAAGTTATTCAACAATGCGGCGGCACGTCAAAAGGTTATTGGGGCAGGGCGTAAGGCTATTGGTGCTATGGTAGCCAAAGAAAGTGCAATGCAATTCGGGCGGAACGTTCTAGCACAAACGTCACAAGAGGGAGCGGAATCTATAAGCAATGATTTGGCGGATAACATCGAGTATTCCATTCATGGGGAAGGTAATAAATATACGCCGTATGATGTCATACACAATGCGGTTAGTGCGATGATTAATGCTGTACCGTCCGCCGTAGGTTTAGGCGTTATTGGTGCGGGGTTTCATGCACGGGGAAATTACAGAAATTTACGGGCGTTAGGGCATGCTACATTAGAAGATAACGGTGAACTGTATAAACGAGCAATCGAAAAAAACGCTATTCAAGAATTACTAGAAAACAAGAGAACAAACAATTTGGCAAAGAACAATCCTGATGTCTTTAGAGACGTTGTACATGAACAGGCGAAAAATGTCAAAATGGATACTATGTACGTTGACGCTAGAGAATTATTCAAGAGCGAAGAAGGAACGAAAGTCGTACAAGACTTGATCCATAAAGGGGTAATTACCACAGATGAAGTTCAGCATTCCATTGAAACGGGTACAGACTTAGAGGTAAACACAGGCACATTCGCACAGAAGATAGACGATAAATTCGATATAGATACACTGATGGACGCTACTACAATAGACGAAAACGGGAAAACGGTAGCACAGATAAAAGCAAATGAAGAACAGCGTAATGCAATTATCAATGAATTGTCAGAGCGAGCAAAGGAAGTAAATTTAAGTGATGAAATCATCAATAAACATTTTGCAGACGTTTCCCCACAAGAACAAGAATTTATACGTCGGGCAATAGAAAATAACTCAGAAGACTTTACACAAGGGCATGCAGTCTTAATGGAAGAATCTCAAGGGAATCCCGTAGCGGAACGGCTTGCCAAAAAAGCTGGGGAACATTTAGATACCATTAAAGATAACCACTATGAACTGAAACAGCACTTAACGTATGAGGGCAAAGAAGTGTTTGACGCTACACTGGATAAACTCCAACACGGAAAAGCAAAGGTCAAAAAGTCAGCCGTTCAAAGTGCTTATTTGTATGCAAAAATGGCGGACAGATGGGCGAATGTAATGAATAAAAGTCAAAAGGGCAAACGTAGCTATACCGCTAAAGATTTTAGTAATAAAAACGGGATATTGTTGGAAAAGGGAAAAGATGTAAAGGGACTTTATGACGGCACTATTCATCTGTTTAGCAAAGCGGACGAAAGCACCTTTATCCATGAGTCGGCACATGCATTTTTAACAAAGTATAAAAATATCATGGATACGGCAATAAACCTTGACGAAAACACAAAAAACGAATATAAAGGCTTGCAAGAATGGTTGTCTTATGATCCCGATAAACTAAAAGAATACCAAGGGGGACGATTAAAAGAGTTTGAACAATACAAAAAGGAAATTGAGTCGGCACGCAATAGCGGTGATAAGAAAGCGGAAAAGCAAGCGTTAGAGCGTTGGGAACAGGAACGATTTGCACGTGGCTTTGAACGGTATCTTAAAGAGGGAAAAGCACCGTCCATTTCTTTAAAAAATATTTTCCGTAAATTTAAAGAGTGGTTGACGGGAATTTATAAAGACAGTAAGAACATTGGAGCGGAAATACCTGAACAGGTAGGGCGGTTCATGGATAAGATGGTTGCCACAGATAAGGAAATAGATACGGCGACATGTATTCAAGAATTAGCGGCGTTAATGCAAGATTCGCCAGCTACCACACTAAATGAGGACATAAGAGCAAAGGCAAAAGAAACGGTTTTTGCAGACATGCTACAAGATGAAATAAACCTTACAGAGAAGAAAAAGCAAGAGGAAATAGAACGGTATGTAGAAGAAACCAAAAGAAAATTATGCACCGAAGATAAACGATACCAGTTAGAGATTTTGTCGAAGTCAGAAAAAATACTACCCGCAGCAAAAGACACGTTATTACTGCAAACGGGCTTTAACAGTTGGGAAGAATTTTATAAATCGTTAGACGAAACGGACGGGCGACTGGATAAACGATTGGAAGAAAGCAGAAAAGAAATTACAAAAATAGTAAACGGAAAGCATATGACGGAAGAAGAAATTCAAAAGGAAACGGAAAAAGCACTCACTAAATGCGGAGGACAGTTACAAATAGTAGATGAACAATTAAAAACACTGGATAAAAAACTATATTCAGTTATTGCCAAGCTTACAGATGATACGGCGGACATGGAAACACAATTTAAAGAATTAATCAATAATAAGGGTGTTATAGGTACGATTATCCGTAAAAACAACTCCATAAAAGCAATAATCAAAGAATTAGACGAAAAAAAGCCGTTTAATAAAGAACTATACGGCAAGGCAACAGCGGAAATTAAAGCGGAAATATGGAGTGCATTGACGATAGAAAAAATGTCGGTAAAAGAAGTAATGGAACATGCACGGGAAGTGTTGAATGTAGTATCCGTATCCAATAGTAGAAAATGGAAGAACTATAATAACAAGGGCAATCAGGCGGTTGCAAACGCTACAAAATACTTTAACGGCGGTGACGTGTTTGGAGCAATACAGGAATTAGCGAATGCAAAATTTTATTTTGCTATGGCAAAGACCGCCACTGAAAATATGGAAAATATCCGTATCATGCTACAAGGCAAAACGGGCGTGCTTGATAAAAACGGTGAACCTATTTACGGGATTAACGGTATGATAAAGAGAATCAGTGGAGATAAGCCGACAAAACGAATGGAACCGAATGCAAGATATTTCTTGCAACAAGCGGCGTACTTACTGGGAATTAAAGACAAAGGGGGCAAACTTTCAAAAGATGAAAATGGGGAAGATATTCCACTTAACTGGGAAACCATTGCTAAGTCGTTAGATCCAGAATGGGGTACAGAGCAGAACACAGCACCGAACCTTGACGACGTTATAGAACCCGAATTAAGGCAATTTATTGACGGGGACAAACAAATTAATTACGTGAAAGATTTAACACTGGATGAATTTACAAGCATGTATCAGGCAATGAAAGCCGTTTACCGTACAGGCGGAAGACAATACGAAGGAAATACAATCTTTGACCGTAACGGGAAAAAAGTTAGTATCCAAGACGCTATTAGTCGATTAATAGGTACATTCGAATTAAAAGAAAACTATGACGCAGACCAAGAGGAACGGGATAAAACGTTCAATGGCAAGGTAAAGGATAGATTGAATGATTTTATGCTTGATATTGTTAAACCTGAAATTGTGTTACGTTATTTAGGCGACTTGTTTGTAGATTATATTTATAAACCGTTGGACGTTGCAGGGCGTAAAGAGCTAGAAATGAACGCACAAGCACTGAAAGAATATTCACGTATCCACAAGAAATACACATTCAATGAATGGCGAAAAATACGGAATGACAGAATATATTCCATGGGTAAACATACGCATTACACCAAAGAAGAAATACTGGTAATGGCGTTACATTGGGGGAGTGATACGGGACGACAAAGAATAAGTGATGAATTAAAAATGGGAACGGACGAAGTAGAAAAAGAATTTTCCAAAATTCTCAATGACAAAGATGTAGAATTCATTTCCGCTGTTTGGGAACAGCTTGATGGATACTGGGGAAAACGAAACAAAGTACATGAACGATTGACAGGTGTTGGAATGGGAAGAGTAAAGCCGATGTCATATGTTATCAACGGGCATGAGTTAAAAGGCGGATATTACCCGATAGCCTATGATTCACGGTTTAATGCTACCGTAAAAGACCAAGAAATGGACGACATTGCAAAATTAAATATGAACTACAATGCTTTCTCTATTGGCATGAAAGGCACACACAATCGTGTTGATAACGTACACGGAAAAATCATTCGTAAAAGTCTTGATTTATGGGCAGATTCTATTCGTGAATCTATTCATCACATCACTACAAGAGAAGCGGTTACCGATGTATATAAAATTTTATCCGACCCAGAGTTGGGAGCGTACATTTCACAGGAAATAGGAGTGGACGCTTACAGAATGTTGTTAAAGTGGTCAAGGGATTGTTGGCGTACAGATATAGCCAAAATGAATGCTTTTACTAGATTTTTAGAATCCCAACGTAAAAATGTAGCATTCGTTACCATGGCATTTAGAACCAATACGGCAATGCTTAATGCTACCAACGTTTTCCCGATGATACACGAAATAGGAGCATTAAATACAATAAAGGCGTTCCATTCGTTTGGACTTCCATATTTTTCCGATAAGTATAAAAAGAACAGAGAATTTGTTCAAACACATTCCCCGTTCATGGGGGAACGTATCAATACCATTGACCGTGATTTTGCCCGTGGATTAAGTCTTGATGTAGGACAGGGCGTAGGAGAAATGCAAGGCAAGGCAATTCATGCACGGGATACAATAAACCGTTGGGGATATTGGTTTTTGTCGGAAACAGACTTAATGTGTTCTATGCCGTTATGGAAATATAAGTACGACAAGACAGTAAACGAACTAATAGAAAAGGGGACATACGATGAAGACACCATTCACGATATAGCCGTGTATGAGGCGGATAAAGCAGTTAGAAATGTACTAGGTTCAGCAATGGTAAAAGATCAACCCGAAGTACTCCGAAATAAAGGTATCATTTCCGCAGTAACCGCCTTTTATTCCTACTCCAACACACAAATAAACGCTTTAATTCATGCGGGGTACGAATGGCGAAAAGGAAACCGTATGGCGATGATAAGTGCCGTTCTGTATTGGCAAGTGTTAGCAACGCTACTTGAAACGGTATATAGAAGTGCAGTCGGGGGAGATAACATGAATGAATTTGCAAACCGTTTAAAAGTACGATTTGTGGCAAACTTAACACAGGGGATCCCCTTTATAAGAGATTTTGCCGAAAGTGGCATGAACTATTTACAAGGTATGAAAAATTTTGATTCTACCACCCTTTTAGGCTTGCGGTCATTCAACGATATAAACAAGGTAATAGGAGCATACGAAAGCGGAAAAGACCTAACGGATATAGGGCGTAATGCGTCGAGAGCGATTAATCCATATATTAAATTTCCTGATACGCTTTCTGATGGTTTATGGGACTTAATGCGATTCAGCCTGTATGATACCGATAGAAGTATGCGTGAATTGCTTACATCTATTGTCTTTGACAAACGTTATAAAACGGCGGTAGAACGGCAGAGAGTACAAGAAAGAAAGGAGAAGAATAAATGATAAGCGAAACGAGGTTTACCATTACTTACAAAATTAATAAGGAAAAGAAATATCCCTATCCCTATTACTATGAAAGTACAGATGATATCAAAGGTTATTTGATTGATGATACGGGGTATAAGAGCCTTATAACAACGGACTATTATTTTGATAAGGCGACAAATGTGTTTATTTATCCTATTAGCGATACGGAAGTAACACAAAAAGAAATAATGCTTGTTAGGCAAACTCCAATTATCTCTAATTTAAGCGTTCCTATTGGATACCCGTACAAAGGAATAGAACAAGAATTTACTAAACATACGATGTGGATACAAGAATTATCACAAGGAGTTACGGATACTCACAATGATAAAATAGCCGTATTAAACAAGGCAAAAGAAGTAGAGCAAATAAAAACGGCGTTTTCCACGGAAAAACAACAGCTATTAAAAAGAATGCAAAATCAATCAAACGAATTAAACCAAATGCAAGAGGACACGTTAAGAACACTCAGAGAAACATGGGAAGTAAAAGCCGAAACAGAAAAGGTTAGAGATGAATCAAAAACAATTGCAGAAACCCAAAGAGCAGAGGAAACCCAATTCAAGGCGTTTATTTCAAACCAACGAGGGGAAATAAATGCTAGTTTACAACAGGGGGCAGAATCTCTTCAAAGAGCAACAACAGAATCATTGGCAGAATTAAGCAAAAACAAAAACGCATACATATCAGAATTAAATAGCCAAAAAGAGAAAGCGATAGAATATATTAATAATACGGTAAGCGACAAAATAACGGATGTGACACAAACACTCAATACAGAAAAAGAAGTCGTTAATCAAAAGTGGGAAGATATCTCAGCAAGTGTCGATAACGTTAAAGCAAACGTAGAAAAAGCCACGATAGATGTATCCAACTGCAAACAATCTATTGAGCGAGAAACAAACGCAATAACGCAAATCATAACCACGGGCAAATTAGATCTAAATACAGTGGCAACAAATAAAAAACAAGAGATAGAAACCTTAGCAACACAAAAGAAACAAATTGTTGAACAGCTAGCGATAACCACCAAGAACCAAGCAGATATATCTAAGGAGCAAGCGGACGTAGCTAAGGCACAAGCGGACAATGCAAAAAGGTATTTAGATACGACCCGTCAATATAAAGATGATACAGTCAATATAAACGCCAGTACAAAAGAGATTGCAAAGAAAATCAATAGTGACAAAGAAGAAGTAAAAGCCGTAGCACTTAACGCAACGAAAGTCAAAGACTATACTGAACAAGCACATAATTCCGCTGTTCTTGCGAAGAAATATGCAGAACAAACCAAGCAAACTCAACAAGGGAATTTTGTGAAGTCGGTAAACTCTATATTGCCAGATAGCAAAGGGAACATAGCACTTGATTTATCTATATACGCACCAATGTCCTATGTAGATACGGCAACAAAAAAAGCGGTAGACGGCGTAAATCATAGTTTTGAAACAAAATTAAACGCCTATCAGTCAACCGTTACCAATAAAATTGCCACGAGTAAAAGCAACTTTGACGAGATACTCAAAGACTATGCCAAAAAAGCAGACGTTCCTCATCAAATTGATTTAAGCGGATACGCCACTAAAGAGCAAATAACCACCGTTACCAAAACCATATCCACCACACAGAACTCATTAAATACCGTAAATCAACAAATCAATAGCTTAAATAATACGGCAAGTGCTTTACGTTCGGACATAACGAGCAATAAAACAACACTAAATAACATTGGGAACATTTACGCCAAGAAGAGCGATATTCCCGACCTGTCAAGATATGCCAAGAAAAGCGATATACCTGATATGTCAATATACGCCAAGGCTACCGACATTCCGTCGTTGAGTAATTATGTACAAAGAAGTGACCTATACGAATACGCTAAGAAAAGTGATATACCGTCACTTAATGGCTATGTACAAAGAAACGAACTAGATGGATATGCTAAGAAAAGCGATATACCATCTCTTAACAGCTATGTACAAAGAAACGAACTAAGCGGATACGCTAAGACTACCGCTATACCGTCGTTAAGTAATTATGTACAAAAGACAGAACTAAACGCATACGCCAAGAAAAGCGATATACCAAGCGTATCTCCGAGCGGAACAACCGTTGACGATTATTGCGTCCCTGATGGAACGGAAACCGTCACGGCGGAAATGTTTGAAAAATACCATCTCACGGAAAAGGTGTATCTAGCTTTTCCGCCAAGCGTAAAAACGATAGTTGATTTTAACGATATCAATCATCCATTTAAAAGCAAAAAGCAACTGCTAATGGTGGTAACGCTCCCACAGTGTACAGCAATAGGGGAGTATACGTTTAAGTCTTGTAGCAGTCTGACGACCGTATCACTTCCAAAGTGTACATATATAGGGGATAATGCATTCGACCG